TTACTCGTCCAGCATCACGACCTTGCCAACATACGGCAAATGACGATAACGCTGCGCGTAATCAATGCCGTAACCCACCACGAATTCGTCCGGGATGGAGAAACCCACAAACTCCACCGGCACCTGCACTTCACGGCGCTCAGGCTTATCCAGCAGGGTACAAATCGCCAGTGATTTTGGTTCACGCAGGCTCAGGATCTCACGCACTTTTGAGAGCGTGTTGCCGGAGTCGATGATGTCCTCAACGATCAACACATCTTTGCCACGAATATCTTCATCCAGATCTTTCAGGATTTTCACATCACGGGTTGTGGACATGCCGCTGCCGTAGCTGGAGGCGGTCATAAAATCGACCTCGTGTGGCACCTGCACCTCACGGCACAGGTCTGCCATGAACATGAAAGAGCCACGCAACAGACCGACCAGCACCATCTCGCTGCCGCTGTCCTTGTAATGTTCGGTGATTTGACGACCCAGTTCGGCGATACGCGCTTTGATCTCGGCTTCCGGGATCATCACTTCAACAATATGTTTCATAACCTATATATCTCACTGATTTTAATCAGTTAAATTCAATCTCACACTATGCAATTCAGTAAATATTGATACACCGATTGATATACGGATTATCGCACAAACCAGAAAAAATGCGAAAGCATGAGTACCGAGGAAAGGCGGCGAGTATACAGCATCGAGCAAAATAATAAAAAAGCACCGCATGATGTCGGTGCTTTAATGGTTGTTTATCGTCTGGGGTTTTCCGGTTTACGCCACTGATAAGGTGGAGACTTCATGCGTTGGCGGTGCCGCTGTTTAGCCCCCAACACCATAGCTGTTTTTGTGCGGATTAATAGCCTATCTTGCCCGTTAAGTTCATGGCCCTCGCGACTAGCAATCTCCTCCAGGGCAGCGATAAGTAAAATTTTATTCATATGAGCCTCTATTGCTGATCTTCCGCATAGATTCCGGCAGAGATAATCGCTCCGCCTATTTCTCGCTGACCATAAAGCAGGGGTACGGGATTACCAGAAGCTGTCGTATTAACGGGGCCACCAAACGCATAGGAAGGTTTGTTATCAGGCTCCTGCCGCATTCGCAGACCAGAGACCTGAGGGGAAAGCATTTGCACTACACCGCCAACGGCCATTGATGCGCCAACAAGGGCAACATTTAATGCTGCGCCCTTTCCTATGAGTGCCGCGCCAGCGGGGCCAAGAGCTATCCCTCCAGCAATTAATGCAGCGCCAAGAACAGCCTGAAACAGCCCTGCACGTTTACTACCACGGATTACCGGGATTATTCGCAGTTCATCACCTGGCCCAAGCGTCTCAAACTCTTCATGCCCAATATTCCGGCGGTCGCGGAATATGACAAAATCCAGGCCCTTTGCCCGAGCCTCGCGCAGGTATGCATCAAATCCATCAATGGTGTTAGATAGCGCCCTGAATACTTCATTGGCAGACGTTAACGCGCGGCGGTGGGTCCTGCCAAATCGCTGAGCCATTGAACCGCTGAGTTTTATCGTGGTTTTCATAGTAGTTAATACCTGTTGCATATTACTCCCTGTCAGATACCGTTAAATGTCGCCAGCCGTTGTTTGTGGCTGTCGCTCATATCGAAAGCAAAATCCTCATGCTCAGCCTGGAAGGTGCCGAACGCCATCAGCGCAGATACCGCAGGGTCTATCTTGTTAGAGGATTTCTTTTTGTTGGGCTTAATGTTGGCGTTAGCGTCGGACTCCATCACCACGTTTCCAATCGCCCAGGCCAGAACCGGATCGCCACGGTGGCGCACCACTCTGCGATTAACGAACACCTCAAAGGATTTCGCTACCGGACTGAATTTCAGATAGGTTTGCGGGAACGGCTCCACATCGAGGCCAGCCCCCTGCAACTGGGTGCGCAAGTGTGTGGCGTTCCACGTATCAAAGCCCACCAGCCTGATATTGAATGTTTCAGCGTCGCGCAGGATATCGTCACGGATGCGGTCATAGTCGATACAGTCGCCGGGGGTGGTTCGTATCCAGCCCGCTTTTACCCACTGGCGATAGATGGCGCGGTTTTTGTTAGCAACGTTAAGTAGCTGCGCTTCGGGTAGATAGTGCCGGGTAAGAAGCCTGATCTCGCGTTCAAACGGGAAAGCGTAACTCACACTGGTAATATCGCTGGTTGAGGACAGGTCAAATCCGGCGTAACACTCCATCCCGGCCAGATCTTCTTCGGCATAATCGAGTGCACAGGCATCCCATGCACCAGCCCCCATCCACGGTGTGGAACCCTGACACCAGATATTGAAACGCTTGGTCAGCATCTCCACCCATTGCGACGGTATACCCCGTGCTTTTTGGATGGTGGATTCCAGCTTCGCCGCGTCAACGGATACATGCAGGTTAGGGTTGGCCTTAATCCACATTTCAGGCTGCTCAACCTCGCTTTCGTCGTCCAGTTCGTAGATCAGGACAAACAGCGAATCGTTGCTCTCTTCCCCGGCCAGAATCTGGCAGCAGTAGTCATAATGCTGCTTACAGGCGGAGACAACGTTACTCCCGGCGGTAGTGATGGCGAACAAAATCGCCTCCGGTCGTGCGCCCATACCCAGCTCAAGCGCGGAATAAACGCCGTTATCCGGGTGAAGGTGGTACTCATCAACAATCGCCAGGCTTGGGTTAGTCCCTTCAATGGTGGCCGCTTTCGCCGCCAGCGGCTTTAACAGTCTGTTGCTCTTCGGGAAAATGACCTTATGCGCCTGGATATTGACGCGCTTTTTCAGCGGTTTTGACAGCAGGCACATCTGGCGGGCATCGTCGAATACGATTCGGGCCTGATCACGACTCACCGCCGCCGTGTAGATATCCTGCTGCCCCTTCTCCATTACCAGAAACCAGTTAGCCAGCATGGCGGCTACGGTAGATTTGGCGTTCTTGCGCGGCACTTCAATAAAGGCGCTGCTGTATTTGCGACGGCCTGACTCCCTGACCTTAAAGCCCAGCAGGTTAGCAAAGGCGAACTGCTGCCAAGGCTCAAGCTCGATAGGCTGGCCCCGCAGCGGGCCTTTGACGTGTGGACAGAGCCGGGAGAAGGCAATAAACCGCTCCACGGTCGCCGTATCGAACTCATAACGGGGGTCATTCAGGTCTGAAAAGTACCTTTCCACAGCCTGTTTTACGCGCTTACAGGCCGGAATTTCGCCCGTTTTTATCGCGTTTGCGTACTCATTCCAGACGGTCAAGCTCGTCTTCCTCTTCCGTTTCTACCGGATTCCGGCGGCGGCTTACCGGATCAAAGCCCAGCAGCGACGACATTTTGATCATGATTTTTTCAGCGTCGGCCTTTGCGCTCAGCGCCGGGTTCCGGCTCTCGCCACCCTGGCTGTTCACAATGCTGAATCCACGGCTGGCAAGGTCTTCAACTGCTTTGCGGTACATCGAATAGTTGACGCAAAAAAGCTCAAGGTTGTTCCAGTCGGCGGGAGTCAGATCCCCGCGTTCGGCCAGTTGCTTTGCCTTCGCTTTCCACTGCTGCGCGGCTAACTCATCAAGGTAGGCTGGCGGTTTGGGTGGTCTTGCCATAAAAATTTCTCGTTTCCATCGCGTTTTATTTTCAAAAAAATCACCGTGCGTAAAAATTTGAGGGGGCAGGCGGTGCCTTGCAGCAGGGGGGTTGTCTTTAAAACCTCCCCCACCCCGCCCATGCCGCCTGTCATCGGTTGCGGAAGCATTCCATAAGCTCCCGGTCACGCTGGCTCATGCGCTTTGCTACGGGCTTCGTGTGCGCTCTTTGTCTGGCTGGTTGCCATGCCTCGCGCTGCTTTATCAGCCCACTAATCAGCCGCTGCTGTTCCTGCTCAGTCATTGTCAGCCTCATGCATCCAGTCATTGCGATGGGCTGCACGATCTTCCTGCTCACGGTACAGCCCTGCTTTTCGCTTCGCTTTGGTGGTTGGGTCTTGCTGTGTGGTCTTCTGATTATGATGCGCCTGGCATAACGGCTGGTGATTCCACTCAGGCCAGAACAGAACATCATCACCGCCGTTGATAGGGATGATGTGATCGACAATCTTTGCAGGAACGTAGAGGCCCAGCTTCTGACACTCAACGCACAGCGGATAGCGCTTAAGGTACTGAGCGCGGTACTTCTCCCATGAGGCTGAATACCCACGGGCGCGACGGTGGCCGCGTCTGCCATCCTCTGCCCGCCACGCTTCCCGCTTATGCTCGTCACACTTGCCAGACTTCACCCGTTTATTGCATCCCGGCTCTGTGCACCGGCGTAGTGGTTGCCACGGCATCAGTACACCCCCACATCTCGGTAGACAGACCACAACGCAGAGACAGCCATCGGTATCTCTTTGGCGTCGGTGTCACCAATCATCGTGCGGTACTCGTACAACTGAGAAACGTACATCAGACAGCCGATCTTGATAGCAGGGGTGAACTCCAGACCGTTATCAAATCGCTTGCCGATATGCTTCTGGCAGACCTCCAGCGCAGCTTCGATGTACGCCTGTATCAGCGTATCTTCGTAATCATCATCAATACGGCAATGCAGCTTTGCTTCATCCAGGGTGATTTCTGCTGTCATTTTTCCGTTCCTGTCTTGCAGAGAATTTCCAGCCGGGTACCTTCCGAATCAGGAATAGGAGGCCCGATAATATTGAGAGTGCTGCCAGCAAACGGGCCAGTAAGCACTTTCAGACGGTTGGCTGCGGTAATATCACGGCGGAAACGCACCCAAACGCGGATCGTCGCTTCGGCAACCTCGGCACCTGACGCCATTAACTCTCGGCCACTGATCCCCTTAACCTCAGCCCATATGGTTTCCCCGTCTTCCCAGACCTGAACAACCTGACCGGACGGCTCCCTGTGGGTAGTGAATACCCGAATAGTGACGCGGCTTCTCAGCCCCCCCGGCTCTCATGCGTCACCTTCCTTGCCGTCTTTGCTGATCTTCACTTCCTGCTTCCATGCCTGGCTGAATTCGTCACCACCTTCACGCGGCGGCATCCCCTCACGTTCACGGGCTTCGTTCGGGTTCATGATCCCGTTCTTAATGCCGCGCTCATAAGTGGCATAACGTTCGGTTGGCGTGGCGCGGAGAAGGTCAGCAGAGTCAAACTCCACCTGATAGCGGGTTCCCGGAACGGGAGAGGCCACCAGCAGCGCAGATTTGATTTGTTGTTCGAAGTTAGCCAGCCACGGGCGCATGGTCATGGTGAGAAAGGCGCGGCTCGCTTCGCTGAAATTGCTGTAGGTGCTGTTGCTGTATTCCTGCAAGAAGATGGGCGACACGTTGAACATGCGGGCAATGTCTTCAATGGTGAAGCGACGGGAGGCCAGCCATTCGGCATCCTGATTGCTCATGCCAAGCTGCTTGTAGTCCATGCCACCTTCAAGGATCGGCGTTTTCCCGGCGTTTCTGGCACCTTTGTAGCGCTCCAGTGCGTCCAGAGCCTGTTTGCCCTTCACGCTGTCGAGCCACTCAGCAGTAGTGACCACGCCAGCCGCCATCATGCCATCTTTCATAATGCTGGCACCGTGGCGCTGTTGGGCCAGACCTAACCCCAGCGCCTCACGGCAGGTGGTGATCGGCGAGCGCCCCAGAAAACCATCATCGGTCGAGTAACGCAGGTGCAGGATCTCTTCTTGCAAGTAGGTGCGCACAGCCCCGGTAAATGGTTCAGTAATGGTGTATTTGTATTTATGCTGGCCGATACGCTCAGGAACAACCGCTCCCGGCGCATACGGGTGCAGGGATTGCGGCTGGCCGTCGTGGCCCCACTGGATCACCGCATAGGCGTTACCATTCAGCAGACAATGGCGCATCATCGTGCGTTTAAACTGATAAGGTGTCTGGCAGTCGTTCGGCTGCTCGTTCAGCAGAAAATCCACCGGATGATTGCTCAGCCATTCTCGCGCCTCACGCCCGTTATCATTACGCACGCGGTAGAGGTAGCAGGGCATTGTTGCCACTGCCTCACTGATAACTGATACGGCGTTCATGACCGCCGGCAGAGATTCCGCAGTACCCGCAGACACATACTCGCCTGATCCGGTATTTGGAATCCCTGCCATCGCCAGAAATTCATCAATGGTCATGCTGCGCTGCTCAGAGGGTTCAGACTTACGGCCAAACGGCCAGATATTCCACATATCAGAGCCCCGCTAATTCAGCCCAGCGGCGACGGTTATCGCCATCGCGGCGCAGTTCAGGATGTTGGGAGAAAAGCGAACGGTGCGCGATTTCCACGCCAGACTCAGGATAAGCAGGCATTGAGGTAACGGTAATCTCCCGCAGTTCGGCTGCGGTAACAGTGCGCAGGTATGGAGACTGAGCAATATCCCACGCCTCTTTCAGCGCCCGGAAACCAAAGCTCATGCCGGAGATATCCCCGCGCTCCACCAGCTCCAGCACATCGTTGCCAAGCTGGGTATTCGGCGGGGTCAGCTCGAAGCGCAGCCCGGTATCATCTTCTGACAGCACCAGCGTGCCGGATTTAGTGCGGCCCAGCAGCTGGGTATAGTTATGCTCGTACAGCGCACGCACATCGCTACCGGATGCCAGGCTGTCTTTAAACGCTCCCGGCGCAAACTGCTCGCGGAACTCGTCCCAGATAATTTCAGAGAGACTGTTCCAGCGCACGGCATAGCCCACCAGCTTTTTGTTGCTGGCGCTCACTTCGGAGGTACGGATTTCAAAATCGATTGTTTTCATTACTGGACTCCACAGAGGGCAAAAAGGGGCCGCAGCCCCTTAAACGTCAAATCAGGAACCGGAGCCTGAAAGCTCAAGCACCTTGATGGCGTTGGAGTCCACCACACCACCGCCCAGGTATTTATCGGTATGCACCTTGTAGAAACCCGGTTCGGTGATGTTGTCAGGACGGGTACGCACACCAGTGGTGTGATCCACGATGAAATAGCCGCGTTTGAAGTCGCCCACAGCAAGGAACGCTTCACCTGCTTCCGCATCTGGCATGGTTTCGAGATACTGAACCGGACGGCCCAGCAGCGTATCGGGAGAACCCGCAACCAGACGATCGCGCCAGATATAATCCCCGTTGTCGTTTTTCAGCTTTTGCAGTTTGGCGGCGGTGTTGGAGTTCATTACCCATACGGCATTTTTGCGGTATTTGGCTTTCAGCTTATACAGCAGGTCGATCAGGCCATCAGAGGAAACGTCAGCAGCTTCCATCTTCTCCAGCGTACCGAACGGGCGGGTTTTATCCGCAGTGGCCGCGCGAGGGTAAGACAGGAACCCTTTGGATTTTTTATCACCGTCGCCGTTCACAAAGTCGCTTTCTTCGGTAGCGGTGAAGGTATCGGCGATTTCAGAAGACAACCAGCCCAGAATATCCACTTCAGAGAAGTCGAGAATTTCCTGAGTGGTTTTCGGGTAGGCGTAGATCGGGTTGAGTTTGATATCAACGCGCTCCATCTTCGGCGTGCTGGTTTCGGTACGCGCTTCGCCTTCGGTACCACGCTTAACGGTAGTACCGCCCACAGATACCAGCTTCTGGTATTCGTTGGTTTTGGTCGTCTTCACCGTTGCGATGGAGCGCATCACGCTATCATCCTGCAACTGGCGCATAATCTCTTTGTCCAGCTCAGGGATAACGGTATAGCCGCCGTCAGTCTGCACCAGCGTGGAGAGAGAGCGGGTATCACCTGTCATGATATAGTGGCGCAGCTCGTTGTTGCTTACTGGCTCACCTTCGACGGAAGTACCAGGCAGATTGCGCTGATCGTCGGCGACGGCTTCAAGGCGGGTGATTTCAACTTCAAGCGCATCAGCCTGTGCGCGGAGTTCGTCGAACTTTTTGCCCTCTTCTTCGTTCAGGCTGCGCTTTTCGGTGTCGGCTTTGTCCAGCATGGAACGCATCTGTGTTTTGAGTGCGGCTTTCTGCTGGCGTAATTCGAGTAGTTTCTTCATGGAGTGGTTTCCGTAACAATTAACGTTGAGACGTGAAACCAGCGCTTGGAGGGGAGGCCGTTAAATCTTTTTCTGCCTCTCGCAGGCTGTACTCGCTACAGCTTGACTTAACGGCCAGTGGCGGCTCACGTCTGAGTGCCACTCTTCAAGATATACATGAAAAATATAAAGAAAACCCCCATCAGAGACAGGGGTAATCACGGGTAAACATGAGTACAAATAATTTACAAATCTTTTGTAAGTTACATTTTGCGGTGTTTCTCATCCTGTTCACGACGAACCAATTTAGCTTTGAAATTTGTAACTTCGTTCATCAATGAATAAATGATAAAGATTGTAAAAACTGTAACCCCAAGCAGCCCACCTGATATTATTAGAGTTATTTTTTTAAATAATTGCCCACCGTCGCCAATCATCATAGATATGCCAACAAAGATAGCCGAAAGAAAATAAAAGACTATACAAGTAAATAACCTACCACGTTTCAAATCAACTATATAAAAAAGCCGCCTAGCTTCATCGCCATTTAATTGCTGGCTTTCTTTCAAATCGCTTAATTTATAAATCGCTTGCAAGCAGTAAGCTAAAGGAAGGACTAAAACCGCAATGATTGGGGAAGGCGCAGTCAACTTATCCACACCGAAATGATGGATAAGACCGAATAGACACAATGCTCCTATCAAAAAAGACAGGATAGTGAATATAAATGTACTTAACACCTTCATATTACCCCCTATTGTCTATTTCTCCATTAAGTATGTTTGCAGACAACCATTTAAACATTTTAAGATATAAGTCATCTTCTGACAACAAACCTTCATGAACTTGGACATTTAGAGAATCAGAAAGTTTCAGTTCTTTACCCGTTATAATTCCACCATTTTTAAGCTCTACCCTAACGCTATCATTATCAAGATCTCGCAAGGAGCTGGCGATAGTATCCAGTACGAACTGACCGCTGCCTGTGGTAGTTCGATTATAGCTTATCTCAAGTTTAACATTAAGATTCGCTTCATCCAGTGAATCGTCGAGATCTAATTTACTAGCCCAACCATCGCCCAGAACTGTATCAAGAATTTTAGTTCCTATTCCAGCAGGCTTAAATTGTACTGTTTTAGATTCGAGACGCTGAATTTCTCTTTTTGCCGCTTCTTTATCTCTTTTGGGATTGAGTTGTAATTGTTCACTTTCTATAGGAGAACGCCCTAACACCACACTCTTAACCGGGGATTCCTCTAATTTTTTCACTATAGAGTTTGCAGGCTTGTCCTTAAAAATTATGGAAGTAACGCCTGTTGTAGATAATGTATTATTGGCAAACAGGTTATTTACATGCTGCTCAAACTCTTTTGTTCTCAATGCGGCAGACTGGACAATTAAGACATGATTCTTATAAACCCCAAAATAAAGAATAGATTCTACAAACTCTTTTTCCGTCCCTTTATCGCCTTTACGCTTCTTAAGCGATGCGGTTGTTATAGGATCTATTTTATAAGCTTGGGCATTATCTTCCATCGTTATAGTTGCTTGGGTTTTACCAGGTTCGAAGAGTAAAAACTGCCCGAAGAAAATACTTTCGTAATGCTGGCTTTTATTAATGAGGTGAAATCCAGCAGACGGATCATTAGGGTCTATTTGCTCTTTTCTGCTAGATGCTAATTCATAAGCACCGCCTTCACCCAAGGCTTCCTCTAAAATAGATTGCAGATATTGCTTTGAACCACCAATCACCGCCCTTTTATAATGAACAGTTCTTCTTTTGTATGTTGTAGGTTCTTGTGTAGTCATCTAAGATCCTTAATTTCTTTCAATAGAATGCTAATAATTCAACATGAATTTAAATTGTAAATCCCAGCCCTTAAGATAACTCAAGAACAACATAAATCAATCATCAAAGCACAGAACAACACTGCATATGCTTAAGGCTGCTATTTCTCACTCATCCATTCTGGAGGGGCAGGCAATAGAGCCCGGTATCCTTCTAGATGCTCCAGCAAGGCATCCAGCTGTTCTGTATTCGTAACGAGTCGTTCTCCGGAAAGCGTGTGCATCACAAAACCGTGTGGGTCATCCCAAAAGAACGCTTCCTCTTCAAGGGCTTTACGGTAATCGGCAGTGTGCATTGTATCAAGACTGGTTAAACCAAACTTTTCCAGGTGTTCCCTGCGTTCCTCATTAGTGATTGGCATGTAGCCCCTCCTTTAAAATTTAAAAATATGCGTTTAAGTGTTCACCTGTTCACCTTTGCATTTTTTCTATTTAAATTCATTCGGTTACAGGGTGAAGACTATTATTTTAAGTATTCACTAGTGTTCACCCTAACCCTTCACCTTTTAAAAGAAAAGATCTTTAAAGGTGAACAGGTGAATACTTGGTGAACACTTCATAAAAAAGTGTTCACCCATTAACATATTGTTATTTAATGATTTTTGCACATGGTGAACAGTGGTGAACACTTTTCCCATTACTTTTGATTTTCTCCGCTGTTATGAGATGTATCATTCCACATAGGCATCCAGTCTTCTGAGTCGTCGTGAAGCGTGACGTTTGACCTTATGCCATGTTTTGTTTTGCGCTTCTGATACTCCTTACCGTATTCAGCCATTGCGCCTGGCATATCCGTACCGAACCTCATCAGCGACACCGGCTTGCTCAGACCATTGGCCCGCATGTAAGCCAGATAAGCGTGATACAGATAACGGCGCGGGCTGAATGGCACGATCTCGGCATTGCCAATCAGCATTCCATCACAAACCACCGAAGCCATCAGGTAGCCGCAAAAGTCCACCAGTGAATCCCCTTCACGTTTGATGGCCAGCGCTTCTTCTGATTTCTGCTGCTCATGCAAAAGCTGTTTGGCTTCGTCCTGCCTGGAAAAGCGAGTGAGCAGGTGGCGAATGATTACAGCCAGCTCACCTTCAATCTTCTCGGCCAGCATAGGATCGCGTTCGTTTTCCGGTACCACTTCGGAGAAGTTGAAAATCACCCGCCGTCTGGAAATCCCCCCGCTTCTGTCGCTGAACGACATGGCATTGTTATTGACGGCAAGCACCACCGCAGGAATACGGGTTGAATATGGTGCTTTGTGTTTTGGGTCGATAGCCACCTTATCCCCGCCAGTGATAGCTTTAATCCCTGCTCCGTCGCCAGCGTACCGGGTCATATCCGGCATGATAATCAGCGAATATCCCACTACCAGTGCCCTTTCCCTTGGGTTCTCCAGCGCCGCCATGCTCGCCGATACGGTGTTGGCCTTGCCCGCCAGCATCGTGCAGATCTCCGCCATAACACTTTTACCACTTCCGCCCGGCCCCGTTACCTCAAGAAACAGCTGCCAGTCGTACCGGTTCGCCAGCACCATAAACAGCGCAGACAGTACGCGGTCTGCTTTTCGGTCATTATCCGCCACAGAGCGGCGGAGCCATTTCCAGAAGTTCGGCGCATGGGTTGCCAGAGTCTCTCCTTCTGCTGGTTCGCTGAATGGCAATTCGCTCGCAACGATAAGCCAGTCCTTTTTATCATGCGGTCGAAATTGGCCTAACCGGGTATCAAAAACCCCGTTGCTGAAACCAATAAGATTTCGGGCTGTATTACCCATCACTGGCAGACCCAGCTTCATTGTATCGACAGCGGATTTAATCGCGTTCTGCGAATAGGCGACTTCGGCATCAATAAAAATTTGCGCCATTTCCCGCTGTAGCTCTTTATCCGAAAGCGGAACCCACACCACGCCGTTGTAATGATGAACCGTGTCGGAATCAGCATGGATCGCCAGATTGCCATCGTAATGAGCAAGCAGAACCTCCCCGCGCTGGCTGGCTCCCATCTGGTTAAGCGCTGGCGTAGCACTACCCCTCGTAGTCACCATTAGTGGCTCGTCTTCCAGGCGTTTCATTAATGGCGTCCAGTCCTCTTTCTCACCTTTTTCGTTGATAAACTCAGCATTGGTAACGCCAGCCTCACACAGCTTATTTGCAATCATGCTGATTTGGTTTTGCTCGATAAGTCCGGCCTGACAGACACGGGCAAACCGACGGCCTTTATCAACAATGCGCAGGTGGGGCAATTCCGCCAGTTGGGTGTGATCCAGAACCACAGGCGGAACATCGTCTCCATGCTCGCCCTTCCCTTTCTGGTAATCCTGAGCGGCTTTCCATGCTCCCGTTCCAGCAAAGATGATGGCCTCCTCCATTTTGTCGCGCGGGAGGGTTTTCACATTAGGCGCGTTTTTCACTGTAAGCCTCCTGCGCTTTCTGCAGACGATCTTTTGACTCATGAACCAAGCTGAAAATGGCGGCCACACAGTTAGATTCGTGTTCATCACCTTCGCCGAGGGAGTCCATCCAGATTTCCAGCATAGCCAGAGCCTGATTGCTGTATGCCAGTGCGTCTTCGGCGTGCATCAGGACTTCAAAAGGAACCTGTCTCATTTTGTCTCTCCCATGTGCAGCTCGGCGACTAATGCCCGGTGGATTTCCTGATTAAAATCACACGCAATAGAAATCAGATTCAGCAGCGTTTCTGAACATTCAGCAGAGGCTTTTTCCAGGATGGTTTCGTAAAGTGATGAAGCCAGCGCTGATTTATATTCGGCCTGCTCCAGACAGATTGGATCACGCATGGCGCACCTCCACAGGCAGACGGCCAGCGAATACCATCACGCAGCCAGCCGGTGATTGCTCACGGGCTTCGCGCTCAGTGGTAGCGGTGATGTGAATGACGTTGCGCCCGATGGCGCTCAGTGCAAGAAAACGCCAGATGTAGGACTTCCGCCCTTGCGGGTGTGTGATATGATCTTTCATAGCTTCCTCGATACGTAACTTATCGGTGGAGGTCAGACGCCCTGGCACTGTTCCCGCAGTCCGGGGCGTTGTCTTTTGCATGTTCGTCGTGATAACGTACGTACATAACAAAATCCATGCTATAAGGTTACGTACGTACATGTCAACTATCAAACGAGATAAAACACCAAAAGGAGAAGGGCTGTCGCCTACTTTCCAGATCCGAATCACTCCAGAATTACGGCAGCAGCTTAATGATGCCGCAGAACGTGAGGGCGTTAGTCTCGGTAATTGGTTGAAAGAACTGGCCCGCGCGGAATTGCGCCGACAGGGCATCGAGCCAAAGGGCTGAGCAGGGTTACTCTCCGTAATGCTGTGAACTGCCCCTCTTAAAAATGGTCTGTTTTGCGCAACTTTTAATGAGTTGTGCAGAGGCTCACCTCTTAAAGAGGGTTGGTTATCTTCGCAGCTCTCTACGTTATTCGTCGGAACCTCTGAACCTAAGCAGTGTTGATGTTCAGGAGAACCCGAATACTGTTCGTGTTTGTTGCTCGCCAATTCTCGCGTTTCGCGATAATTACGCAAATTCAGTAAGTTGAGTATGTTCTGAGCAAGACGTGAATTCCCGTCTTGATTTTTTTTCAATGGGTTGCGATGTCCGTACGTTAAACGTACGCGGTTGTTCAAACTCGGCATTTCACCGAGCTTGATTTGCGCGTGCGAATTTCGTCGGCTCAAATTCTGCGCAACCCTGATTGAGTTATGCAAATAGCACGCGGCTAACTCAAAAGGATTTGAGCGCCCCCAAACGGGGGAGCGCAAAATTTTAGGCATAAGACGCATCAGCGAATCTCCAACACTGGCGATGAAGTGATCAGGCTGGCGAACGCATCCATACGGCGGGCAACTTCACGCACCGCATCGCCTGGACTCATGCCATTACGCACCGCCTCATTAAAGGCCGCCTGTTCGATTTTCTGCATCACCACCAACAGCCCCAATTGCTGTTCGTCTGCGGTACCGCGCTCACCATCAGACAAACCAGCCACGCGGTTTTCAGCGCGGGCCAGATTGATGTAATGGTGCCGTTGTGCGCCCAGGGCTTTTAATCCGTCGCGGCTTTCGTGGTAGCCAGGCAGGTACTCACGGCGGATAGGTTCTGCGGCGCGGCGCTTAGTGAATGCCTTCGTAACATCCAGCTTGAACTGGTTAATACGTTCAGGATCACGCCCTCGGGTGATACGCAGCAGATAGTCGAGCTGCGGCTCATTCAGCAGATAACTAATCTCAGGACGCCCACGCTTTCGGCCGGATTTTCCCGATTTCAAATCGGTTAATTCCTTGAGTGACTGACGAGGCAGTGATCCCAGCTCGCGCAATCTGCTCTGGTGCGATTTAATCGTCGCGCTTAGGCTTTCATGTTGTATTCCGGCTCGCTCTGAAATAAGGCGGGAATCGATACGCGGCTCCGATTTGTGATTAATTAAAATATCGCTCTGGCTGGCTTCAGGGTGAGCGAATCCCTGCCCTTTGAGGGCATTAATCTTTTTCATCTCTGATTACCTGTAGTTAATTAAGCAGATTTGCGGCTGTACGGGTTATTGACGTTCTCTACTGCTGGCGGATTACGAACCCACCAGAGCACATCCGAAAGAAGCCAGGCACAGCTATTGCGGCCAAAGTGACAGCGCGGAGGGAAGCGCCCCTGCTGTTCCATCTTCCAGCGGCTGGAACGGGAAAGGCTGGTGATCTCGCTACATTCTTCTTCACGGATTCGACGGTCGAACTTAAAGCCGTACTCTTCTAAAAGGGTGCGGCGCTGTTCAGGATTAGGCGGGGTAAAAATGGTGTTTTGCATGTTGCCTCCACTGTTTCTAAGTTTGTGGAGGCTAGTTTGCAACCGTTAACACTGGATGGAAATACAGTTGTAAGCATAGAAGCATACTGATAATTCTTATAAATATATCAGTATGCTATAGGAGTATATGAGTAAGGCTTACTGTGTTCTTTCGCTCGGCCTCTTATGCGCATTGTTTAATATTGCTGCTATTTTCGTTTCTGTTTTTATTGGCAGTTCACCATTGATGAACCAGTCAGGTCTGGCGATCAACTCACGCGCCCAGGCAGAATAGTTAATAGTTCCATCTGTTTTTCTGCAGCTCTCATTAAAAGCATTTTGCTGCTCTTCTTTAAAGCGCATGGCAACCATTAAAATTTGCTCTCGGTTTCTTGCATGTCGTTCAGCAGAATGATGCACAATTTCATTGCCATTCATCTTATGAGGCTCTAAAGACTCAAAATCATCTGTGAGCGTGAAATAATCCCCACCACAGTCAAGAAGTCGCCTTATATCCTGTGCGGTAATCCATAAATCATTTATAGAAATTTTATTTTTGAATACCTGATCGTCTTCTTCATCATAATCACTATCTTCGCCAACCATTAAAAGCTGTACGGCGGGATTATCTTTTTCGGGATGGCAAGGAGTTAATTCAAAACCACTTATGGCGTACTCTCCAAAATTTTGTAGTTCCTCTAGACCGCCCCAAAGACGCCACAACCCATAAGCTTTACCAATTGAACTGAAGCACCCATTTTCTGAGTCTTGACCAAATAAAGGCACGTGAATAGTTTCATCTGCTTCCTCGTTATAATCGTATCTGAAAAGATGAAGCCTGGAAAATTCAGTAATATTATTACCCATCATGGATGTGGTGGAGTTTGCCTTTCTGGTATCGAACCAAGCGCTTGCTGACTTGCTATCAGTTTTCATATATAAAACGGCGCGAGCATCAAATAAATTGAGGCATAGAGCTATTTTTTTAGTAACACCCAAATTAATCAGATCGCTAATCTCGCAACCCAGCAATCTTGACGCACGCTCAATGTTGCAATATTGAAACGGAATTTTAATGTCGTTAGCCATTGCGCTACCCTCAACGCCCTAAATACTTTGCGAGCCAGGCGGGTAGGGTTTCCCGCTCTTCGGTTGGCCGACCTAGACCCGCAATATCAGTTTAATCTCTATTAGCTACAGGTAACAGCACCACATTTTGATGTTTACCCGCAAGAAGTTCTAATCGGTCATACCATTTATTCAGCGCATCCAGTTTCTCAGGCAAGTACAGACTACGGTTGTAAATCGCCATGACGCCTGGCAAGGCATGGCCCAGCAACAGCTCGACTATATGCGGAGCTATACCCATATTGTTCAGCCCTGTGGAGAACGTGCGGCGTAAATCATGCAATGTCCACGGCTCGTTATGGTGAAAATCTTTAAAAAGCCTGCGACCTTTCAATGATACAGCCTGACGGGTACGATCTTCTCCCAGTAACAAGCCTGTTTTCCCTGTCTCGCGCTTTAACTCTTCCAGCCACGGCCGTATAGCTTCTGGTATCGATCTCACGATTTTCTCGCGAGTTTTGCTGTGCTCTTTCGGTACTGTCCAAATCCACGAGGTAAAATCCCATTCTGACCATCGGGAAAGGCGAACCTCCATCGTTCGTGCACCAAAGAGCACCAACATTTTGAGAAGCCGTGAATAATACGGCTGCTGATCCTCGCTGTCAGTGCAGCGCCATACATCAGCCAGTTCGCTATCTGACAAAACGCGGTCACGTTGGCCGGATGGCTGGCCTACATCCTGAATGGTGAGAAAGACCAAGGCATCACTGGCAGCATAGCGGCGAACTTTGCAGAAACGTAACGCCTGTTTGGAAATCTGAAACATGCGACCGGCGGTCATGGGCTTAGTCTGGTTTATTTCATCAAAACAGGCCACCCAATGGCGGGTTTCACATCTGGAGAGTGGATAACGACCAAGGCGCGGGTAAATATGCTTGCGCAGCTGTGCCCTTACCAGTTCTTCATCGCTACGCTTTCTCCTGGCATAATTCACCAGCCAGTATTCAAGAGCATCCTGTACTGTCACAGGTTTAAGCGTTTCTTCTGTGCTCAGTTCAAGCTCTGTTTTTGGATCAAGTCCACCAGCCAGCCACTGACGACACTTTTCCCGCTTTTCTCTCGCAGCTTTTAGCGACAAATCGGGGTAACGGCCAAGCGTTAGACGTTCGAGTTTGCTCCCCCTTCCACCCAACCGGTACGAGAATACCCAACTTAGTTGACCCTGTTTTGATGCCCTGACGCTTAAACCTTCACCATCTGCATACATTTCTGGCGCATCACGATTGGCCGCCTGGAGTGCCTTGAGCTTTTTATCACTTAGCTTGTTAGTGCCCGCCAT